ATGATCAGGATTCGACCTATTCTACTCTCATTGCCCCCACTCTCTCCGCGTACTCTTCTTCAAAGTCGGTCGCCGCCGGTCTCTATGATGGTACCAGCTCCGTTTCGTTCTACCCTCTCAGGTTTGCTTTCTGTGAAAACTGGCAGTCGGCGCTTCCCCTCATTAGTCTCCAGTACCACGATGTCGAGCTTCGCATCACTTGGGGTGGTGAGGCCGCTGCCTCCAAGTGGGAGGTCTATGCGAATTATGCCTATTTGGACACTCAGGAGCGTGAGATGTTCGCTTCTCAACCTCAGAACATGATCATGACCCAGGTGCAGAAGGCTGTGGCCTCCAACTCCAAGATTCAGGAATTGAACTTCAACCACCCCGTCAAGTACCTCGCTGCCGGTGACGCCACGAACGTCACCATGGTGAGCACCGCCGGTAATAAGCTCAAGCTCCAGATTAACGGCACCGATGTGGCAGACTACAAATTTGCCAACCCCAACTTCACCAGTGTGCCCCTCTACTACCACACCTCCCACGCGAATAATGCTCGTGGTACCAAGCTCTTCTTCTACCCTTTCTCCCTTGAGTCTGGTAAGCTCCAGCCCACCGGTTCTCTCAACTTCTCCCGCCTTGATTCGGCCCGTATCGTAAATGATACTGCCAACTGTGACAAGGACGTCTACGCGGTCAATTACAACGTGCTCCGCATTGAGAATGGTATGGGTGGTCTTTTATATTCTAACTAAATAGTAACTATGATTTGGAAGGTTATCTTCCTCCTCGCCATCGTTTTTGTATTGACGTACGATCCAAAGTCCAGGACACTTGAAAAGTTTATCGGTCAGCCCACGCCACCGACCCAAAAATCATGTGAAAATACGCATTACGAAGCCGTCCAATTTGCCCAGTCGCCATATGAATGCCCTCCCCCGGGTAGAACCAATATGGGTGTAATTACTTAAAAAGAAAAGCATAAATATAATTATATGATTCCCGTAAATCGCGACACCCTCATGCTAGCTGCAACCATTGTATGTGCCATGGGCATTATCTTCCTCTTCAAAGAGATGAACAAGACTAAGGAGGAGATGAACTCTTTCAAGACGTTTTCGTCCCAGATTGTTAAACATCTCAGCGCCCCTGTAGAACAGAAGCCCACCGAGGAACCAGAATCAGAAATAGAGACCGAAGCACCCAGTGTGAAGGTGGCCCAAAAGGAGGAAAAGTAGGTGAATAAACATATCTTCTTATTATAACTTGCGAATGCGCAATGAAAAAGTACAAAGCGATTGCAATACCGGTTAGTTTTGTGGATGGGAAACCAAGGTTTCTCACGGTTAGGGACTACCGATTCAAAGATTGGATTTTTGTCACTGGTGGGTGCAGGCGAAGAGAAATTTTCAACCCCCTTCGATGTGCCCTCAGAGAGTTAGAAGAAGAGACTCGAGGTGTAGTTTCCCTCAAGAATGGTGAATATACTGAGTTCAAATTTACTGTCAAAGAAAGTCCCACAGTGGATCTTGAATACAATGTCTTTATATTCTTCGTGAATTACACAAGATCTGAGCAACATACACAGATCAAAAAGTTTTACGAAGAGAAGCACAAAACAAATCTAAAAAAAATGCTGAAGCAACCAATTAGAAAGACGTATGATGAAAATGATTTTATGAGTTATGATACTCTTGATGAATTTAACACACGTAAGCGATGGAAGCTTATTATAGATAATGTGATCAATAATCCTCAATTTTATGCATGTGTAAGTTCTTTTAATAGAAAAACCTTTTCTATAAAATAATGAAGTCGAAGGCTTACATATTGAGGCAAATATCTGAACTATTAGAAAAAAATAGGGGTCTCTGTGAAGAAGAAATTACCCAGTGGGTCGAAGAAAATGAATCTAAAACTGTATATGAACTTTTAACTATAAAAAAGGAACTTTCTCAAGGAAAAGAATATCAAGACGTTTCTTGTATGAGGTGGTTTAGAGAATAGGATCTTTGTATAGATATGTTTAAGAGTTGGTGTGCAAAACAAAAATTTAACAATGCAACCAATCTATCACATGTGCTCATGGACGGTGGTGTCCTTTCTGTGCCATTTGATAAATTGAACGACTTTCATGAGAAGTATGTCGAGGCTGTAAAGTCTGGTGAAAGACTTTACGTTGTCGAACAAAAAAGTGACAGGTATAACTTTTTTGTGGACATCGACTACAAAGATGACACGGCATTAGAACTAGATGATATCAAGAACATCTGTAAAGTTATATGTGACAAAGTCAAATCACATGGTGGTCGAAAATGTCTCATCTCGGTTTCACCCCCAAAGCAATGTGGAGACCTTGTGAAGACTGGGGTACATCTCAATTGGGAGGGATTTGTGGTAGATCAAGATTCGGCAATCGCTCTAAGAGAACACATCCTCGTGGCACTTTCGAAGATTGAACATAGGATCAGAGATTGGAATGACATCATAGATGTTGCTGTATATGGTAATGCTTCACGAAAAACACGGGGAAGTGGGTTTCGTATGCCATGGTCCTATAAAAAGGCGAAGCATGCTGCATGTGAAGGTCAGGGTTGCTCTGAATGTGAAAAGGGGAAGGTGGATCAACTCGCATATCTCCCCCTCTTCGTGTATCAACCAGGTCCCCCACTGAGTGCCATTTTACAGATTGGACAGGAACCGACGTTGGAAATTCTCAAAATGGCAATCGTGCGCACCAATGAACCCCAGCTAATTCATGTAGAACCTCCATCAACGAAATTTAAAGAGGGGTCTTTTACGAGCTCACAGACAAAAGATGAAGTCCGTGACGATGTATTGAGGGGTATGATTGAAGAGTTTGTTCGAAAAAATATGGAGGGGCAGTCAAATGCATATATACCCAAACTTTTCAAGAAGAAGGATACCTATCTCGCCCAAACAACTTCAAAATATTGTGAAAATCTCAGAAGAGAACATGGATCTAATCATGTATGGTTTATCGTGAGCGGACAGGCGATCATTCAAAAGTGTTTTTGTCTTTGTGAAACACTCAGGGGGCGTCGTGATGGGTTTTGTAAAGACTTTTGTGGTAGGAGATATCAATTACCACCCAACATTGTTCAGCGATTGTATCCCGAAAAGGGGGATATCGAAAAGTGTCCAGAAATTAAAACAAGGGTTCCGAAACCAGAGGTAAAGTGTGGTGATGTGAGAAAGCCTCTCGAAGTATTCATCAAGACGTACATGAATGATTCAAATGACTTACAGATTTTGAACATCACCAAAAAGGGAAATAACTTCTTAGCACTGTCAAATTCCAAGTACTGTGAGATGATCGGCGGAGTCCATGAGAATTCTGTCATGTCGTACGAAATAAAAAAATGCAGTGAAATCAAGCAATTATGCCCTATTTGTAAAAAAAATACAGCTAGAACACACCGTCTAACTCATAATATTATAAAGATACTTAAACAGTAATTGCTATGGTATTTAAAATGATCACCCGTACTCGCGCTGGTCGTAAGATAAAGAAGCCTGAACTGTTCCAACCCACTGAAAATGACCTTGTAGATGATTATTCCCCCGATGAACATGACACCGATATCGACTCGGAAATCGATACAGAAGACGAGTGTTATTCTGACGAAAGTGAATCGGACGATGACAGTGATGCCGATGAGGATGGAAATTTAAAGGGTTTCGTTGTAGATGATGAGAGTGAGTCAGAAGATGCTTAAAAAAAACAGAATCTATAATAGAAAATGGAAACTGATATAGGTAATCCTATCGAGTATATTCCCACCATTGAGAAGGAAGAAGAACCTGCACAGGAGGAACAACCATATTATATGGAATATCCTATGCAGCCACCAATGATGCCCCCACCACCTGAAAAAAAATTTGATTTATTTGAAAATGTAGAAAAATCTACATGGATTATAGCCTTCGCAGTCTTCCTTTTAGGCTTTTTCATGGGGAAAACCATGCAACCAGTGATCCTCAGGTACACTTGAGTATGGTACAAATGTACCAATATCTCCGTATATGGGTCTAATTTCACCAGAAGCATCTAACTTTATCAATTGAGTTGGATATCTTGGATTTATGAACGCATCCTCTGTATCTTCTATAAATCCAGCCGTAGTACTAGCAATAACTTTAGATTCTGTTTTGTTTTTTAATTCAAAAGTCGGGTTAAAAAACAAAATAAAAAAAGCACTTACCAAAATTATCGTAACAATAATCTTGATCATTTGTTTATTATATGATTATATTATTTACGCAGACGAAACTTCGGGTTCGCCCTCTTCTTCTTGGATCTCCCCCATCTTTCCATCAGTCGAAGCCTCGGCCTCTCGTTGCTTGCGTCGTTCCTCAATCTCGTCGGCGACGATGGCATCCGCCTCCTTGACGAGATCTTCCATGTTCGCATCAGGCTTTTCCTTCTTGAGACGCTCTAGAACCTCCGCTGGATGGGAGATAGGGGGTTCATCAGGCTTGGTGTAAAACTTGGAGTTCTCATCACCAGGGACGTACTGATTCGCACCAGCAATCATACCCTGCTTACGTTCCTGGAACATACGAGCAGCCTGAGCCTGGTTCTCCTTGTAACCAGACATGATTTCCTCGAGTTTCTCATTGGTGTAATGGACATCCTCAATCTTGGTTGGATCTGGGGGAATTAGGAGCCACTTGTACATATCAACCACGTAGATGTCGAAGGTTGGGTCCTCCTTCTGAAGACGCTTGGCGTGGTTGGCAGCCTCGTCACGAGTAGCAAACGCACCACGAATCTTGATACCAAATTTATCATTCTTCTGAGGGGCCTCAGGGCCGATGATTGAAAGGCAGGCGAAGATCTGACCGGGAATAGTGGTGTAATCTGTTTCAAGAGACATTATACAAATAGTATGTGTTAAAACTTTAAGCTCCAAATAAACCTAAGTATATTACTTAAAACTATGAAACGATCTAAAACCATGACCAAGTTCTCTTATCTAGAGTTACTATGGATTACACGTGATACGAGTGTCATATATTCACTCCTACAGAGAAGTCTATCTTCTCATGAATTTACTTTCAACTTGGATGATGTTGATGGTCGGCGGAATAGTACGAGGGATGAAGAAACGGTCTCTGATTATCTAATTGAGAGACACCCAATGGTGTTTAGAAGAGGAAGATCACGCGATCTTGGTGATATCTGGATGGGTGATTTACCAATTAACATCAAGGTCGTGGAAGACCGACCGACTCAAGCAAACAATCTAGTTGGTTCAACTCACTTTGTCAAGTATGTATTTAGTGACCCGGGATGTACTAATCATGTAGAGATTGGTAAAACTTTGATAAATACACCATCAGATTGTGTATTGAAAAAATATGGACTGATCATTGTTGCGAAAAATACACAACGTGTATGGGTTGGTAATTTCGATCAAATACCCGAGCAGCACATTAGGATTAATCCATCGAATGGAATTCAGATTACATGGCCAAGCGGACATACTGAGAGGTCAAATCAAGAGTATCGAGATCTCATGGAACGCAAGATGGTCGAGCTCATGACAAAGTGGGCGGAGCCGCTTAAAGTTTATGAAACTTTAAAAGCTAATGAGCAAGGAACTGGGACAGTTCTTTACAATTAATGAAGGACTTCAACAGTATGTGTTTGACAATGTGGAGCACCTGGGTGCTCCCCTTCTCGAGCCGTCCTTTGGGGCTGGGCATCTTCTAAAAAAATTCAAAGAACATGACGACAAATACCCCATGAAATGTTTTGAAATTGATTCAGCAATTAAACCATGTCTGGATTTAAATGAAAACCAAGAAATCCTATACGGTGATTTTATGAAGTACCCCTTCCACGATGAAAAGTTTAAGACTATTATTGGGAATCCACCATACGTTAAACAGTCTAATGGAAATTTATATCTTCATTTCATTAAAAGGTGTTACGAACTTTTGGATGACGATGGAGAATTGATATTTATTGTTCCATCGGATTTCATTAAATTGACGAGTGCTTCGAAGATCATATCCGAGATGATTGAGCATGGGTCATTTACTCATTTTCTATTCCCACATGATGAGAAACTATTCGATTCAGCGAGTGTGGATGTGGTAGTTTTTAGGTACAGAAAGGGGGTATTCACACAGAAAGTTGCTGTAAATGATACTTTGAAATTTTGTAATACGATCGATGGTATCGTGACATTTAGTGATGAACCACTTTATGGGAATGTTGTCTCCAACGTATTTGACGTATATGTTGGTCTCGTTTCTGGAAAGGATGAGGTGTATAAAGTCCCCTTTGGTAACATAGATATCCTCGTCGATGAGGGGTGCTGGGAAAAGTTTATATTTACAAATACATTTCCAACAGATCAGACGCAAATTGATGAACACCTCTTGAAAAATAAAACGCACCTGATGAATCGAAAAATCAAAAAATTTAACGAAAGTAATTGGTTCGAGTGGGGTGCTCCGAGAAACATCAGAATGATTGAAGAAAAGAAAGGTCGCCCGTGTATATATGTGAAAAATCTCACCAGGGATGAAAGGGTTGCATTCAATGGTACCGTTGGGTACTTCGGTGGTAAGCTTTTGTGTCTTGTACCACACACGGAAGTGGATTTGGATGATATTGTTCGGTTTTTCAATAGTCAGGAGTTTAGGAAGAACTACATGTATGCTGGTCGATTCAAGATTGGGCAACGACAATTGGCAAATGCAGTCCTAAGTGATTTAAAAAGGTGATAAAAGTATGGACTATGGAAGTAATTCGTAAGAATCACAACGAGGCCAAGAGGTTGTTGATCCAGTCTGTCGCACAGAAGGGACAGCACATCTTGGATGTGGGTTGTGGTTTTGGTGGGGATCTTCAAAAATGGCACAAATGTGGGGTGAATATAAACATGTGTGATCCGGAGCCTTCAGCCTTGGTTGAGGCCAAGTCTCGTGCGAAGAATATGCACATGAGGGTGAATTTTTATGACGGTGACATACACAATTGTCCAAATAGGAAATTTGATGTGGTGTGCTTCAACTTTTCACTTCACTATATTTTTGCTTCGAAGGCGCTTTTCATGAGTTCCCTAAGGGAAATTAAAAAACGCATGAAGCCTGGTGGTCACCTAATTGGTATCATACCAGATTCTGAGAAGATCATATTCAGAACACCTTTAGTTGATGAAATGGGTAACTTTTTTAAGATGGCAAAATCGGGGAATGGTGATTTTGGGGAAAAGTTATTTGTACATTTGACGGACACACCATACTACGCAGATGGACCAAAGTCAGAGCCTGTGGCCTATAAGGATTACCTTGTGACTGGTCTAGAAGACATGGGGTTTAGGTTACAATTGTGGGAGGGTCTAGATGGGAACCCAATCTCAGAATTGTATAGTAAATTTATCTTTGTCTATAACAGATGATAGCATTGTTTCTATTGATAGTCATAAATCTCTTTATACTCCGTAAAACTCAAGAGCCGCAAAGACTCAAGGAAGTCAAAGAGAAATATC